GAGACGGTCTTCCCAGTTGAGACTTGAACTGATCTATTGTTACTCGTCCAGCCATCTATAAATAGTTTTTGACTTTATATACTATGTATGGGAGAAAGTATAAAAAGTAAATACAAACCTTCCTTCCCGAGGAAATATAAAGGAAACGCAGAGAATATTATCTGTCGTAGTAGTTGGGAAAGAAAGTTTTGTCGTTACTGTGATCTAAATGAGAACATTCTTGAGTGGGGAAGTGAGGAGTTTTGGATTCCATATATTTCACCAGTTGATAGAAGAGTCCACAAATATTTTCCAGACTTTATCATCAAGGTAAAAGAGAACACAGGTCATATCAAGACTTATGTTGTTGAGGTGAAACCAAAAAGACAGACAATAGCACCCAAAAAGAAATCAAGAGTTACTAAGTCATACATTTATGAGTGTAAGACCTTTGCAGTTAATCAAGCAAAGTGGAAAGCAGCAGTTGAGTTCTGTGAAGACAGACGAATTCAATTCAAAGTAATTACAGAGGACGAACTCGGAATCAAATGAACCGTATCGAATCCAATATTCAAGACTTTAAATCTGAGAAAGATCTTGGAGAGAGAATGGAACTTATAATGTATGCACTAAATGACACTGTAACACCCATACCTGAAGAAGGGAACATCTGCACCTTCAAATACTTTGCAAAGACACCTAACATAAGGTATGACCAACACCCACTAGTTGCAGTGAGTGATATATTTCCGTGGGGGTTTCGTGGAATTAACTTTCATCTCAGAGATTACAGACAATATACTTGGGCAGAACTGGGAACTCAAGTTTATATCGTTCAGCAAGATGAACTTGATGACTTACTATCACTAGATTATGAAAAGATAGTGCTAAATAAGTAAAAAAGAACCATATCTAATGGCATCCGCATATAGCGACGTAGCAACCGTAGTAACGGGAACAAGTGTCCGTAATAGAAAAACATCTTTTTACAGAACTCAAGTCACTACGCTTGCTAATGGTGGGCTAAAGAGAGAAACATATAGATCTGATGCTCAAGGAAATAATGATGTAAAAATTTCAGAGACAATCGTTAGTGGTAGCCCTCCTACTAAAACAACAACGGTTACAACAAATGCTAGTGCAAGTGAAAGACGAGAACTACAAAGTACAAATTCTCCATTAAATAATTCAATAAATCAGCAAACTAAACAAGCTACTGATAAAGCATTGGAAAGTAACATCGATCCAGTTACTCCTGAGGTAATTGATAAAGCATCTGGTGGTTCTGGTAATACTGCAACACAACCATCAACAGGGGACTCTCAGACTACAACCACAACAACTCAAGGTAATAATACTAGAAACTTTAGGGACATGCAATATCCTGAGACTATAGCAGATGGTCAGGATGTTATTCAGTTTACTGCACTCTCATATGCAGTAAAAGAGATATCAGGATTTAGTTTTTCGGGAAGACCTAGAGTTACTTCTGGTGGTGGAGGTAGTAGGAGCAAGGGAACAGTAACTCTTCCCATTCAGTCTGGTATCAAAGATCAGAATTCTGCTGGTTGGGGTGAAGATACAATGAATCCATTAGAAGCAATGATGGCAAAATCAGCACTAGATCTTGTCAAGAGAGGCAAGACTGATCAAATAGGTGAAGTAGCAAAACAAATACAAAAAGATACAGCAGCATTTCAAGACGGGATTGGAGCTGCTGTCGTATCCTCGGCAGTAGGAGTCAAAAATATCTTAGCAAGAACAGAAGGTAAAGTCGTCAATCCTAACCTCGAACTTCTTTTCCAAAAACCAACACTGAGACCATTCTCTTTTCAGTTTAGAATGTCTGCAAGAGGTGCAGACGAAGCAGAAGAAATAATTAGAATTATTAGATTCTTCAAACAAAATATGGCACCACAAAAAGGTGGTGGAAGTGGTGGAGAATCTGCAAACTTATTCTTACAAGCACCAAACACTTTTCAAGTACACTACCTTTATAGAGGACCAGGTGGATCAGGTGAACATAACTTTATTGGAAGAATGAAAGAATGTGCAATGACAGCATTTGATGTTGACTATACTCCAGATGGAAACTACTCTACATATGAAAATGGAGTTATGACATCATATACAATATCAATGACAATGAAAGAACTTGAGCCAGTATTCTACGAAGATTATGATCAATTTGCAGACAACGCAATAGGATTCTAAAAATGTCAAACTACTTTAGCAGAGTTCCAAATTTTGAATATGTTAGTAGACTTCCAGATGCTAATATATCAGACTATATTCCTGTAAAAAATTTATTTAAGAGAGGTCAACTTAGAGAAGACATCTTCCAAGATCTTTCTGTGTTTTCAAAATATCAGATTAAAGGAGATGATCGTCCTGATAATGTTGCCTCTGAGTTTTATGGAAATTCTAATTTTGATTGGTTAGTTTTAGTTTGTAATAATATTCAAAGTGTTCAAACAGAATGGCCACTCACACAAAGTGGATTTGATGCATTTTTACTAGAAAAGTATGGAACTTATGAAGATATAAATGCAGCACATCATTATGAAACTGTAGAAACTAAGAACAGTCTAGGTGTCGTAATGGTTACACCAGGTCTTAAGGTTTCATCAGATTATAGTATTACATACCTTGACAATGGTGGATATACAACATCAAGACCAGTCAAAGAAGTAACAAACTATCAGTATGAAGATCAACTACAAACAGATAGAAGAAATATTTTCTTATTAAAACCAAGGTATACTCAGATTGTACTGGATGATCTTGAAATTCTCATGACATACAAAAAAGGTTCCAGTCAGTATAAGACTAGAACCTTAAAAACGGGTGATAATATCAGACTTTATAGTTGATTACTTTACCAATAAATTAGCATAAGCTGCGACGACCAAAAGAGTCAAGCACAGTTGATTATACCTCATCACTCCTCAGCAAGTTTCTGGAAGTAGGACAGGGCATCATCCTCGTCTTCATCTTTCGATTTAGTGGGAGTGATGTCTGGTGCATTGAAGTCAGCAGTTGGTTCAGGACGACGGGACTTGAACTCAGGAGTGAAAGATCCACGATCATCCTCCTCGTTTGAAGTCTCTTCATCATAACGTTGTGGTGCAGACTTCTGACCCAGAACCATCTTCAGACGATTCTGTAGTTGATCATAGGACTTGAACTGGTCAGCAGCAGTCAGAGCAGTCAGTGAATACTGATTCTTCCACAATGCTTCCAGAGCATCGTCATCATCAAGCAAAGGAGTAGATGCTGCGAATTCTGAAGAGTCATAGTTCCAATAACCTGCAACCTTCTTCAGTTTCAGTTTGAAGTTAGCACCTGCCCAGAAATCAAAAGGATTGATTGCAGTTTCATCTTCATACTCAGGTTGCATTGCTTCCATGACCTTATCAAAGATCTTCTTACCAAACTTATACAAGAAGACACGACCCTCATTCTGAGGATTTGCTTTGTCCTGTACCACATAAATGTTGGCATAGTAGGACAGTTTGCGTTTCTGCTTACGAACAGTATCCTTATCAGAATCCAGACCACTGTTCCACAATTCACGATTGTGCTCAGATACAGGATCTTTCTGACCCAAAGTGGTCAGAGAGTTTTCGATATACCAACCACCAGGACCTTGGAAGGCATGGGAGTACATCTTTGCCCATGGGAGATCTTCTCCATCTGGTGCGGGTAAGAAACGGATTACGGCATAACCATTACCGGTCTTATCCATTTCAGGTTTCCAGAGACGGTCATCTCCACCGCCACTAGTATTGTTCATCTTCTCAACTTCTTTGACCAGTTTAGAAGTCAAAGAACCAAGCGAAGATTGCTTCTTAAGATTTGCGAATGACATTCGGATTACCTCGGATTTTTTTAGATTTGGCTTGTGTGTACCTCTTTATTCTACAGGTCAGAATCAATATTGTCAATCTGATTCTGCATCACTTTAAGCATTTTTGACATGTTACTAAAAATAGTGCTCATATCAGCATTGGGTGGAAGACCCATCATAGTTGCAGATTCGATAATACGATCCTTCATCATCTTTGCTTCAGGATCATCAGATAAACTTAATCGAGTATAAAGAACTCTTTGTTTATCAAGAAGTTTTTCCATCATACTAACATGAAACTTTTTTTCCTCTTTATTCATAGAGGGGAAGTTAAAGACGTTACGATAAACATCTTCCTGCAACTCACTTATTTCCGTCATTTCTGCACGGACTACATCAGAATCGAAAAAACTCATTACTTTAATACAACCTGTTTAAGAATTTTTTTATAACGAGATACCTCAATATTTAGGAATGGTGAATACTTCTTCATTCTCATACTGACGGTTTCCCACACTGGATCGGATAATTTATTATTCCAATCCTTTGAAAAACCTAGAATCCTGTCAAGGATTACAAAGGTTTCAATTGATATATTATCTTTCAAATATTCTTTTAAAATTTTTGGATGTGTAGATTCATCCATAGAGAACATGGCATCAAAGTTATCATCTGAAAAAATCGATTCTACTTCTTCTTTAAAAAGATATGATAGTGACTGAGTTCTCTTCTTCCATGAAGTATATCTACCCTCACCCTCTCTTATCATTTCTCCTATCCAAAGTTTACTTGGATCGGTACATGTGATGAAGTTAGATATAAAAAACTCAATTACTTCTTTATCATCTTTGTTTCGTGCTAATTTCTCAAACCAGAAACGATCTTTACGTTTATAAAAAGACTGGACTGTAGCACGACTCTTTCCACAATACTTATGGTAGTCATATTTCTCTTTCGTGAAGTGGTTCTTCAAAGAAAGATATTGCTTATATGCGTCGAACGGCATCATCAAAAAAGTAATAAAGGGATTTTTTGCCGGAAAAATTTTTACCAGAAAATAGATTTAAATGGGCAGTTTAGCACGGGAACTTCTCTTAAGAAAATTAAGTTCCTGAGCTTCACATTTAATTTTTTCTTTTAATGGTTTAGGAATCAGTTTTGGAACTGACTCCAAATCAATACTATTTTGCTCACAGAAGTGAATGATAGCATCAATGTAACTCATTTTCTTATTATTAAGAACAAGAGTCTCAATCTCTTGTGCAAAACGAGAGGGACAGAAAAACTTATTCTCTAGTGCTTTTTCTAGTTCATTCCCCATTCTCTGACCCAGTATTGTGATGTACAAATTCTTTAATATAACGAACTAGAAGTTTAATA